ATGAAAGCTACAGTAAAACTATATAAAAATGACGGAAAGTCTAAAGGCCAATATCCTGTTAAGTTAATTATTACTCACCAAAAGAAAATTAAACGTAAAACAATAGGATATTCATCAGCTGAAGATTGGAACACTCTTCATGAATTACCCAAAACTTCTCATGATGACTACGAAGACTTATATGGTCTAATCATGGAATATAGGAAAAAAGCTTTATCCTTAAAATTTAAAGAACTAGAAGGTGTAATTTCTGGAATGTCCTTTTTTGAAGGAAGTAAGGGTAAAATCACGAACTTCTATTTGTTTGCTGATCAGGAAATTGAACGAATGAAAAAGTTAAACAGAAATGGTAATGCTGATGCATATCAATATGCAACCGATCAGCTTGAGAAATTCGCACCCGAATTGAGCTTTACAGATATTACAAGAACATTATTAGAAAACTTTAAACAGCATAAAAAAGAAGACGGTCTAAAAAACACCTCAATCAGAACATACCTTTATGAAATAAGAGCTATATACAATAAAGCGGTACGTATGGGTATTTGTGAAGATTCAAGACCGTTTACAGGTTTGTTTTTAGATTTACCTGTACGCATAAGAAGAAACAAAAATGAATATTTAGATCGAAAAGGAATAAAGAAAATAATGGAAGCCGAAGAGCTTTCAAAAGAACAACAGATGGCTGTCGATTTAAATCTACTACAATTCTATTTTTGCGGGGCTGATTTGGTGGATGTTTATTATTTAAAAAAGAAACAGATAGTTAAGGGACGAGCATTTTTTAAAAGAGCAAAATTAGGTGTTAAAGGATATGAATTTGATGTAAAGGTTTTACCTGAAGCTGAAGAAATAATTAATAAATACAAAACTGACGATGACAGTGAGTATATCTTTCCTTGGCGTAAGGACGAAACTGGTTACAAAACTTTCAGAAGTAATCATAACCGAAAGTTAGAACGAGTAAAGAAAAAATTAGAAATTGAACTAATGCCAAAAGGAGGGAAATTAACAAGTAAAGTAGTAAGACATAGCTTCGCAACTCTTGGAAAATTTGCTGGAGTTGATCCTGATATTATGCGAGAATTAATGGGGCATGAAAGAAACGATATCGATACTGCCTACAAAGATAAATTTCCGGAAAAAGTAAGAGATAAAGCACAAATCAAAATCGCAAGGATGTAAAAACCTTCTATTAAAGACAACTTAAAATCTCCATAATTCTTTTACTTCTTTTTCTTTTTACTTCATGCTGTACATATCCTTCATCTGTATAATACCTAACTTTAACAGGAATAAAATCCATTAAGTTTTGATACACTTCTGAATCCAAAGGGTAGTTTACAATGCAATGCCAAGTGGCCATACCATTGTCTTTTGCAACCTGATATTTAGGATTAAGTAAGGTAATAACTTCACCTTGCTTGTTCAACAACATAAGCTTAGATCCTGCATCCAACGAAAATATTTGTTGACTAACAAAATAGCATCTTAAAACCCTCTGATCACCAATTTTAACTCCCTGAATTCTAATTACTTCACGCTGAAAAGAAGCATAACTAAGTACTTTAAAATTAGTCTCTAATATTTTAAGTTTCGTAAATTCATCTACTTCATTTCTCGAATAATCACACTGCCCATAAGAAAAGGAGCTAGATAAACACAAACTAATGATGAGTAAAATTGTTTTCATGAACATATCTTTTAAAACTTCAATCACACAATTTACGGTTAAACCGTAACTATCTGTTTTTTAACAATTTATGTAAGAAAAGTACTGTCTTTTTTTGTAATTTCATAGTCCTGCCCGCTTTTTAACGATTAAAAAAAGCTATTAACCACCAAAAATTTATCGGATGTAAACAATAAATCGGCTTTTATGAAAAGCCCCTGATTTATAGGTTGATATAAATCTAGTTTTACTAAACAATTGTCAAATGGGATTAAAAACAATTAAAAGCGAATTTCTCGCTTCTAAAAAAGCATATTGGCTCAATGGGATGAGCAAGTGCACATATCTAAAAAAACTTACTGACCTAAAAGAAAAATTAAAATTTGCAACCTTAAATAAATTAAAACAAGAATTAAAAAAAATGATTGATCAATAAATTACCGATCTTAGTTTTCATCATTTTTAACCTTTTTAATTTCATCATCGATTTGGTACTTTATTGATAATTCTTCTATTATCTTATTGATTTTCGTACCGACTTCTTTCAGTTTGCTATTATCCTTGGTAAGAGTCTCAACCATCCCTTTAAGGCCTTTAATCTCTTTTCCAAAATTCTCTCTTATATATTTGTTTTCCTTCTCTAAGAAGCTATTTATTTTTTTCAAATATTCGATTTCTTTGTCAGAAGAAATATCGCCATCGTGTTCCGTTTCCTGTTTATTTTGTTTTAGCTCATCAAAAACACGATGTAATATTACTCTTTTTGTATTTGGAATCGTTTCTCCAGCTTCATAATTAGCAATTGTTTTTTTGCTAACTCCTATCATTTTAGCAAGTTGACCTTGAGTAAGATTGTATTTTTTCCTATTATTTTTAACCTCTAAACTATTCATTATCCAAATTTTAAATACTAAAAAATTAACATAAAATGTAATTTTACATTAATTTTATATAAAAAAGTGTAATATTACACTTATATTTGTGTTTTAAAGTTCATTCTATCAAACGAATATAATTAAAGTAATGTATTAATCCATGTGGAAAACCACGTCTATCAAAAATTAGATTTACAAAATCTATCAAATACATTCATTTAAATATAGCATATAGTAAAAAAGAACTCTTCAGAACTATAACTACGCTGACGTAGTGGGTAAAATACATAAAACATGATCTAAATCAGGTATCATGAAAACTACTATTAAAAGAATATTCAAAGTAACCATTGAATTTATAAGAGAGCTTCCTTCAGCTGCTCATTGGGCTATTTTTCATTAAAAACTAAAGCTATGGAACTATTAAAAATTTTAATAATACTATTTGGTTTTTTAACCATTTTCATGTGTTTGATCACCTTTTTATTATACAAAGAATACAAAGAGAACATCAAGCTGGATAAGCTATTACAAAAATCATCTATCCCGATTTATTTCTCCCTAAGCATATCCTTTTTTACAGCGATATCAATAGGGTCAATCATAACATTAATCAGCTTACTTGTAAAATACTAAAATCATGAAATATTATACAGAACATGGTGTCGATATCACTAATAGAATTAAAGATGGAAGGACATTGTTTTTTATTGGTACAGATACAAAAACAAGGCAGAAAGTAAGTTCTGAAGCTTTGAAAAAAAGAAGTTACTTTTTTGAGGTTTTTTCAATGAAAAGTCTAGAACGAAAAAAACTTATTGGATATGCAATTCCAAAATAAACAACTTATAACCTCATCCGGAATATATCGGAAAAATGGACGATGGTTTGTGAACGGTAAATCATTCGATGAAATGTATGATTATGAAAAATTAAAACTTTCTGATTACATAGTTTCAATTAGAAACATAGTGAACTGATCAGATTAAAATGTAGAACGATGAACGGTAATGTATCAATAGCAGAATTATTTGCTCACTTGAAAAAGGAAAATCTGGTTGTTGCTCCGGCTCATTTAGTGATGGATCAACTAACTCATAAATCAGTACTACGTAAAAAAATACTCTCAAAAAGAGCAATCACCTATCGAGAAATATCCAATTCGGGATTATGGGGAGATATCACTCAAAAAAGAGCTTATCAGATTGCTAAATCCTTAGCAAAACCATTAGAAATTATAAAGCCTGGCAACAAAGATAATTCTGCTGAAAAAATAATAACAAGTGCTGCAATTCGTATCGCTAAACAGAGAAACACTTATGAATAAACAATACTGTAAAATAAAAAGACCATATACGATTCAATTTGTATTGAAATACTGTAAAAAAGGACATGAATTGTGTCATCCACAACCTAGTGGTTTTGGTGGCACATTGGAAACTTGTATCAGGTGTAATAAAACTGATTGATATTAATTTAAAAACTCAATAGCATGAAAAAGCAAAAATTAACCAATGGTCAAAAGCAGATAATTAGACAATTCTATTTACAACAATCTGACAAGGAACTTGCCCTAACTGTTGGCTCTACAGTGAAAGAAATTGAAAGTTTTCTAAAGGCTGAAGGTCTTAAGAGAAACTCATACACAGAGGCAAAATTGAAAAAAAACATCAATCATATTGATGTAATAGATGAAAAAGAAGTGGCCGTGACAAGTAAGAAGAATTAAATCTAACGATCATGGCTATTATCAAAAAAAGGAAGTCAAAATTTACACAAGTTCACAATGTGCTGTTATCAGATAGTCGCTTATCTCTAAAGGCAATTGGATTGTTTTGTTACATGTTTTCAAAACCTGACAATTGGCATTTTACCATAAAAAGCATGTCCAGTCAACTTAAAGATGGTCAAAATTCTATAGTAACCGCCTTAAAAGAACTGAAACAATTCGGATATGTTAAATACAATCGGTGTGGTGATGGCACTGGCGAATATTATTTAGATGATCAACCGGATAAGGAAAATCAAAATTTAATCGAGCCACATCATGAAAACCCACATGTGGATTTCCCACATATGGATTTTCCACATGTGGGAAATCCAGACGAATTAATAATACTATATCCAAGTAATAAAGAATTAAGTAATACTAAGAGAGAGACACGCGCTTTAGATTTTTTCAAAAAGTATCATCCTTCTCAATGGGAAACCTTCTTAATGCAGCACAAATCGAAAATTAAGAATTTTCAAAAATTCTGCTTGGATTTCAATGACACCTTTGATCTCGAATCAAGAGAGTATGACGGAAATACAATTAGGTTACGGCTTAACAAATATGCCCGTAATTGGATTGAGAATCAAAATATTTTTAAAACAAGAAATGATAACCAAGGTCTTACAAGGCCAGATTTACAAAGAATCGATTAAATGGCAACTTTAAAATCTAAAATACCACCACAAGCAATTGATATTGAGCAAGCAGTGATAGGCGCATGCCTTATTGATTCAAGAGCTCTTGATGATGTATTTTCTATTATCAGCAATCCCGATGTGTTTTATGATCCAAGGCATAATATCATTTTCAAAGCTATTTCAAATCTTTACAATAGATCTCTACCTGTTGATCTGCTTACAGTTCCTAAACAACTAAACGATGCTAAAAAACTATCAAAGGTCGGAGGTAGTTCATATCTCATCGAATTAAGTACCATTACTGCATCTGGAGCACATGTAGCATATCATTCCAGAATCATTTTGCAAAAATATATCGCTCGCAAAATGATAGACTTTTGTACTCAAGGGATAGCTATGGCTTATGATTCTTCTGTAGATGTATTTGATTTGATCGATACAGTGAGTTCGAATATTGATAATCTAACCGATACCAGTACAAAAGGACATTCTTCTATATCTTGGCATGATGCAGTAACGAGTGTTCCTAAACGAGTAGAATTCTTAACAAATAACCAAGGAATCGTTACTGGTATTCCTACAGGGTTAGCTGCTACCGATAAACATTTTAACGGTTGGCAAAATCAAGATTTAATTATCATTGGCGCAGATAATGGCATGGGTAAAACTGCTTTTGTACTAGGAAACATGATTGCTGCTGCTAAAGCTAACCATCCCGTTGGTATGTTTAGTATGGAAATGAGTGTTACACAATTAGCAATTCGAGCAGTATCTACACAAAGTCAATTCCATATGAATCAGCTAATGCGTACCGGATTCGAACATGATTACTATTTCCCTAAACTCACTTCTGTAGTAGATGAAGTAAAGAATTACTCAATACATATCGATGATCAACCAGCACTTACTGTTCCTGAAATGAAACGTAAAGCACGTTCCATGAAACGAAAGTATAACATCAAATTGTTAGTTATAGATTTTGTTCAAATGTTTAGCGGAGATAAAGATATTCGCATCAATATCAGTGAAGCTGCAAGAGAGTTAAAAAATATTGCTAAAGAATTAGACATTCCTGTTATCGCTCTATCACAATTGAGTCGTGATGTAAAAAATTCACGCTACAAGATTCCTAGTAAGCATCATCTCAAAGAATCCTCAGCTATTGAGGAAGCAGCAGATATTATTGGCTTACTCTATCGGCCTAAATATTATGGTTACACACGATATCAGAATCAAGATGTTTATCAGACACTAAAACTAAAGAACAATGAAAACGCATGCTTGATTGTTGCCAAGAATAGAAACGGTGCTTTAGGTAATGTCGGTTTGCATTACATAGAAAACAAAACCAAGTATGTAAATCCACAAGAAATTGAAGAACCTGTTACAGTAGATACAGAGAATAATCCAATCAACAATGAAAAGGATGATTTACCATTTTAGCTATGCCGAATAGACCAAAGAAAATAAAAAGAGGTTGGAAACCAGAACGAATAAAACATCAACGATCAGTTGATATGAGCTGGTATTATAATGATCCCAGATGGAGGAAGTTTTCTTTAGGTTTTAAAGAGAGATATCCATTGTGCAAAAAGTGCTATGAAATAGGACTGATCTCCCCTACTGCATACACAGATCATATTGAAAGATTGAGAGATGGTGGCGCACCTGATCTTGATCATCTTGTAGACGAAGATTTCCAAGGATTATGTGATTCTTGCCATGCTTCTAAATCTGGCAAAGAAGCGCACGGATATAAAGAGGTTAAGGGGTCAAAAGACTCTAAATGAAAATATGTAAACATCGCCACTTAGTGAAAATTTTACTCAGTGAAACTTTTTAAAGGGGGGCTTATAAATAACAAGTTATGGAAGTAGTTAGTATTGGAAAAGGTTCTGAGTTTTTAAAACAGCTTCCCTCTGCTCCTACTTTTTTAGGAACAAAGGCAAAAGCGCACTTCAAAAAATTTGGCGAAATCCTAATTTCTGGAAATCAATTGAAAAGAATACACATACCAGCTTTAGCAGTATTAGCAGAAAACTTTGAACAATGGGAATGGGCCATTAGAGAAATTAGAAACAAAAATAAAAAAAGACATGGTTCAGGTTATATCCAAAGATTCTCTACTGGAGCAAAAAACATTTCCGTAGAAGTAACCTTAAAACGTGATGCTGAAAAAGCAATCATGCAATGTTTCAAACAATTCGGTTTAGACCCAAAAAGTGAGAAAGAACTTAAAGCAGCTGTTGATCCAGATCAAGGAGATTTGTTTAACGGCTTTAGTAAACGTAAGCTTTCAAATTAGTTTCATGATAATAACCAAAGAAATAGAATCCACAGTACCTTTTTTGTATTCAAAGAATGTATCCTCTGGAAAAATCGTGACTGGTAAGTTTATTAGACTTGCCATTGAACGATTTTATTCATGGATCAAAAATGCCGAAGCAAAAGGATACTTTCTGGATCATGCTAATGGAATGCATGTTATCGATTTCTTTGAAGAATTTCTGGTATACACAAAACATCCTGATAAAACCAAAATAGGGAAACCATTTGTACTTTCTCCATTTCAACAATTCACGTTATACAACATTTTTGCATGGAAGCATCAAGATTCAAATCTTAGAGTTATCAATACCGTATATGATAAACGTGCTAAGAAAAATGGCAAGACAGCAGAAATGGCTGGATTAGGTTTGTATTGCATGGCATTTGATGATGAACCCGAAGCCGAAGTATATATCGGAGCAACAAAAGAAGATCAAGCTAAACTTTGTTTTAACCAAGCGGTAAACTTTATAAACAATTCAAAAAAATTAGCCGCAATAGGATTCAGAACGCTACAAAACAAAATCATCTTTAAACGTAACAACTCATTTATGAGACCACTTGGGGGAGATTCAAAAACTCAAGATGGTATCAACTCTCATTTATCGATCATTGATGAATATCATGCCCATAAGGACGACACGGTAAAAGAAAACCTTGAAAGCTCTGCTATTTCCAGACCCCAACCTTTAGTATACCACATCACCACCGCAGGATTTAATCTATCATCGGTATGCAAATTATATGAGGATTCTTGTAAAGATGTACTGTTAGGTTTAAAAGAAGAAGATTCTACATTGATTATGATTCATGATTTAGATGAAGGTGATGACTGGGAGGATGAAAGTGTATGGCCAAAAGCCAATCCAAACTTAAATGTGTCCGCTTTATTAGATCGTATTCGATCAGAATATACTAAGGCCGTAAATCAACCTTCAAAAATTCCAAATTTCAAAACAAAACACCTTAATCTATGGGTTGACGCTCCATCGATCTGGATTCCAAATGAAATATGGATGAGAAATAAAGTAGATACAATACCTCTCGAAAAATTCCAAGAATTCGGAAGCTATAGGGCGATTGATTTATCTACTACCACCGATATAACAGCCGATATTATTCTCAGTGAACCAGATGATGAAGACATTAGATATATTAAACCTTTCTTTTTCTGTCCTTCGGATACTATAACTAGAAGAAGTAAACAAGACAGAGTCCCCTATCGATACTGGAAAGATCAAGGTTTTTTGATTGCTACGCCTGGCAATACAGTCGACTATACCTATATAAAAGATAATGTATTTGGCACAAACCGTAAGTATAATGTTAAACGCATAGAGCTTGATCAATGGAATGCTTCTCAGGTTGCCAATGATTTAACAGAAGAAGGTTTAGATGTTTCTTTTTTCAGTCAACAAATATCAATAATTAGTTTCCCCACAAAGCAGTTTGAAAAATTGGTATACGAAGGAAAAATAAAACATGACGGTAATCCTGTATTGACATGGATGCTTTCAGGATGTGTTATTTATCAAGATGCTAATGAAAACATCAAAGTACATAAAGGACAAAGTCATGCAGGAGTAAAACGAGTGGACGGTATAGTTGCTACCATTATGGCTTTAGGTGGCAGCTTATCTAACAATGAAGAGACCGAGAAGAGCCAGTATAATGACCCAGATGTAGAAGTTTTTATTTAAAAAAATGAATGTACTAAGCCATAAAGAGATTACGCAAGATGATATCAATCTATACTGGTATTATAGGAAAAACGGAATCAATAAAGCCTACTTTCTCCGGTATTTTGAAAAGCTAAAAAAATCACGAACAACAATAGAGGCTTTTCATCAGGTTAATGATGAATTTTTTGATCTGTTTGGCGAATATAAATATAGCTCTATCAGGAGCTTTAGGAACAGTTTAAAAATATACTTAGGAAAATGAAATTGATATATCTACTTACAACCATTATAGTAACTTTTTTATTGATGCTTTTAACTTCTATTGCTTTAGATTCATATTGGATCAATAAAGAAATATCACGAAAAATCATCATCTATATTTTGATGACTTTAGAACTAACCAGCGGATTTTTAGTAGCAAGGGAGCTATTAAGGAAACCATGAAAAATGATTTTAAGGAGACTTGGAAACAAGAAAAAATTAGCTAAGAAAATTCAAGGATATTTTCCTGAACATAAAATCTATATCGAACCGTTTTTCGGTGCTGGAGGAATGTTTTTTAACAAACCAAAAGCGAGGTATAACATTCTAAATGATAATGATAGTGATGTTTTCAATCTGTTTATGGTGGTGATCCACAAACAAGATGAATTAAAAGAATATTTAAAAAAGATGCCTATAAGTGAAGATTTATGGAATCATTGGAAACTGAATCAAGAAATAAAACCCGTTTTAAAAGCAATACGATTCTTGTTTCTCTCAAACTTCGGATACATGGGTAAACCTGAAACATTACGATTTAACAATGGAAATACATTAGAGCTCGTTATGAAAAAGATAAATGAAACACATGATTTTATTTTTGGATCAGAGTTCATGAATACTGATTTCAGAAATGTCTTCAAAAAAATAAGCTTTAAAGGAGAGAAAGAGAAAATACAAACATTTTGTTATTGCGATCCTCCTTACTTAGATACCAATAATAATTATCAAACAGGTTTTACAGAGAGAGATAGTTTCGATCTTTTTGAAGTTCTAAATAAAAGTGGAGTTAACTGGGCAATGAGTGAATTCAATCATCCATTTATACTGAAACAAGCAAGAGAAAGAAGCCTGAATATAAATATTATTGGGGAAAGGAGAAACCTTAAAAATCGTAGAATCGAAATCTTGGTAACTAACTACAAAAAAGCACAAGGCACTTTATTCTAATTTAAAACAAAAGAACATGGCAGCAGTAAAAAGTAATAATCAGAAACGAGCATTGATAAATCAAAACTTCATAATACGTATTACCGATCGTAATCAAAAGTATACAAGGTTATGTGGAGCTGGTCAATATTCTAAGGTTATAGAAAATGAACAACTTAAAACAAAGCACTTTAATAAAGTTTTAGAAGGTGGTTTAGACAAGTATACCTTTTCATTACGAAGAGGGCTTAAAATTGAATTCTTGTCAAAATAACCTTACTATCTGTATTCATTACATTTTTTTATAAATATTTATTAAATATAATCTAATGACATAAATCATAATGTCAAAAAGACTAATAATTCCCCTTTTTTCGTACTTTTATATATTGAGACATCAATAATTAGTAAATGGAATATTTCCCATAGGGTATCCTTATTATATAATTATTATGGTAGCTATCCCCCTACGTTGATGGTAATTAACACAAAAAATGCTTAAAAGAAAAGATTATTTAGAACTTATTGAAGAAATCAGAAATACAGAAAAGAAATCTATTGACGAATATATAGAATCTGTTTTGGAACCATTAAGAAATGAAAATCCCAATTTTATTGAAACCTTATACAAAGATATTCATTACTTGCTAAAAGATATTGACAAGGAAGGCGAAAATGATTTGGAAATACAAAATGGTGATTTTGTAATTGAAGATAGCGATTTGAAGTTGACAGGTTATCAATCTAGACTTCACAATCTATTAATTTGGCTGCATATGGAAATGATAAAAAAACTCACTGAGAGTAATCCATTAGAATTTGTCGGGAAAATGGAAAACTTCGAAAAAAAGTTTTTAAACAAACCAAACTATACACCTGAATATAAAGCCGCTCTAGATAAGATAAGAAAGAGTCTAAAAAAAGAACGTAAATTAAATTTAGGAGAGAAAGAAAATTTGTGGGAAAAAGTTTGGGACTTAGATAACTTTGAACTTAAACCAAATATTGGTGGAATTGGAATTAATTTAAACAATTTCTTGGATAAACTTAGAAAGAAATAACTACCATCAACATGATATATAGTAAATAGGACATTTGGTCGTTTAAGAAAGTTCAGTGCTATTTACAAACATCACCAAATTTTTAATTTGGCTTATTAAAATGATAAAAACAAAACATTTATATTTGACTTAGTATCAACTCTAAACGTATCGCTAATCACCTGTTCTACGTTTCTTATACTATACGCTATATGCAAGCTAAAACTACCAAGATTTGAATAAAGAAGAGAAAATAAAATCCCTAATCAAAGAAGGGTTGAAATCTGAAAATTCTAAAGAAAAATATTTAAATATATTGGATCACAGAATAGAGGATAACAGGAAATCTATGGCAAGGCTTTTTCTTATTTTACTTTTGACTGGGCTTGCATTTCCTCTCCTGTTAGAGACTAAAATTTCGGAAATTTCAATAGGACCTCTGAAAATAATAGATAGCAGCATTACTCTAAGTTTAGTGCCTACGATATTTACTTTTGCATATTATAAGTATCTTATGATATGGTTTGATTTGATTGGACAAAAGCGAATTTTTAAGCTTTTAACGGCGGAATTATTCAATATTGAGTTAAAATCCTTTTTAAATGACAAACTCAAACCGTTCTCAATAACAGATTCTATCGACAAACATCATTCACAGAAGAAAATTGATTCGATAGGTTGTATATCATATTTATTTTGGATCCCAACTGGGTTAATACTTATATTACTCCCATTTGTTTTTGAAATTTATATGATAAAAAAAGTTTTTGAAATTTTAAAACCTGAATCAATATTTGATTGGCTATTATTTATTGCTCCCATTTTGATAAGTTTATTTACAATATTAATGCTGATTCAAGTTATTAAAAAAGATAAAAAAGAAAGTATATAACACATGGTAAATAGGGCGATTAATATTTAATCGAGAGGCTATTGTGTGTTTGCAAAGTCGTCAAATTTTTTGATTTGACTTTAAAAGAGAAAAAATTAAAACAAAATATAGATTTTGGGTAAGTGCACTATCTCGAAACATGTAATTTCGTACTCCCACACTACGCATAGTCAAAACGTTGTAACATATATGGATAATTATTCACATCATTACTTTGGGAAAGACTTAGATGCACTTACGCATCAAGATATATTGGATTTTTTTAATACCGAAAAAGAGGAGTCTGATAAAATTGAATTTAAAACATATCATCCTACATATGGAAACTTTAACAAGAATCTTGAAGGAGTAATTCGTGGAATTTGTGCATTTCTAAATTCCAATGGAGGAATTCTGATTTGGGGAGCTCCAATGGGACAATCCATCGATGACAGATTGGTTTTTCAGGGAGCATTGTCTCTTGTCAATCAATTAATTGAAAAGGATACTTTGATAAGTAAAATTTCTGACTCAATAACTCCTTTACCTGTTAACATAAATGTTCAAATTATAGAAAATGGAAGGAATTATTTATACGTTTTTGAGGTTCAAAAAAGTAATTATAGCCCTCACCAATTTAAAAGCATTTATTATGCTCGATTGGATGGTCAAACTAAACCTGCACCACACTATTTAATAGATGCATTATTTAAAAAAATTAGTTATCCAAATATAGAAGGTTTTATTAATCTCGATAGGTTTGGAACTCTTAATAATGAAAATGTTTTTTTAGATATATCAATTATAATTATAAACTTTTCAGAATTACAAAACGAGCAAAATATTAGTTATAGACTAACTTGTGGACAAGCAGTTTTTTCTGGAAGTTTGAACGCTCAAACAGCACATAATTATACTTTGCAAGGACATCAGTATATTAATAGGAATCAAATTGACATCCTTCATTTTGGAGCCCCAGAAAGAACTTCTCAAAGGTTAATTTTCAATCTGGAAACTTTAGGAGATGAACATAATTATGAAATGGATTTGATTCTCTTTTTTGGAGGTAAAAAATCACCTTTAAAATTTTCAGAATATAAATTGAATTTTGGAAATGGACCAATCACTGCGCAAAACCCTGTTGAATTGATAACAAATTTAGAAGAAAATGTTCTAGCTTCGGATAAGCAAAAAATATTAGGAACGACACGTGAGAGTTTATTAGATGAAATTTTGAAAAGATAAAATATGTGCTACGAAATCAAGTATATGCTATAGCCGATTTTGGTGATTGATCGAATGTTTTTTTGTACTTAGAATCAAAATATAAAAATCTATATAGGTTTATTAATAGCTAGAAGGTAACATTTTACTTTGCTACGACACGTATTTATAACACCATGATGTACAACCAATGTCAAAGATAAAAAAAACTAAAATCGGAAAATGTAAAATTTGCAAAGAAACTAAAGAATTGAATTTTGAACACATTCCTCCACGTTCAGCATTTAATAAAGAAACCAAATATTATACTCTAAATCAGAAGGAATATTATCAAAATACCCAGGAATATGTTTTTGGGAACCTAAAACCAAAATCTAAAAAGGAACAAGGTGGACTAGGGGATTACTGTTTCTGCAAAGATTGTAACGGATTTTTAGGCTCTAAATATGTTCGAACCTATAAAAAATTTGCGCAAATTGCTATGAGCATTATTCAGTCTAATGACAAAAATACTAAAGCTTATGGGTTTGATATTTCTGACATAAACCTTCTTAAATTTCTTAAACAAATTATATCAATGTTTATTGGTTGTAATAATCACTTGTTCACAGAATGTTATCCTGAACTTTTGGAATTTGTAAAAGATGAAAATCTGACAGAATTACCAAATAGATATAGGTTTTATATGTACTTAAATAATGAAGGGCAAAATAGAAACGGCCACATTTACTTTACTAACTTATATGGCACAGTATGTGAATTTACTTTTAGGCCGTTCGGATTTGTTTTAAGTATTGACAATCCAAATAGAATAATGGAATTATCAGAAATAACTAATTTCAAACATTATGACAAAATCAAAAAAGTTGATAAATTACCTATAATTCTAAATAAGTACCCTACTTATTACCCTATTCCGCTAGATTACCGAACAAAAGATGAATTAAATGGTAGTATATAATATTATACAAAATCATAGAAATTTAGTTGTTCTCCAACTTTCATGATTAAAAAAGAATAACCATATCCTTCATCTCTATAGCAAATCATTTTAAGATCCTAATGAAAAACTAAAAGAGTTTTATTTTTTATATTTGACATACATAATAACTAGACCATGGGTAAAGAAATATTTGTTTTTTATGAAAGTAATAATTTAAAAATTCATTACTCAGATGGGTTTAGAAAAAAAGAAATTATAACAACCACTAAAACAGGCACTCTCCACACTTTCAATGTTTTTACTGAAGAGCTTGATTTTACTATTTCTTTGACAAGTTTTGAATTATTAGATTTAATTGAAAATCAGAAAGAATTAGATTATCTAAAGGGTAAACAAAAATTAACTATTACTGAAGATATTGCTGAAAGATATTATTCTATATTATTAAGGTTCTATCTATCAAAATCTAACAAAGAGATACATGAAAAACTAGCTAAAAAATATGTTGATGATCTTTATGATTCATCTAAAACTTTGTTTCATAAATATTATGAAGAGTTTTTATCTACATGGATTACTTATAATCATAATGCAACTGTCAATATAGTTTCCCCTGATGATAATATTCCTGAATTTATAAATGATAGATTAATCATTGCTGTCGGTAATTTCATGGAGGAACTTGGATTTTCATATAAAGGAGAAGAAGAACCAATTTATGGATCTTTTTTTAAATCATTGAATTTTTTTAAAAAAGATTCCTCTAAAAAAGAAATAAACGATATATATAAAAAAGGTAAATCTGCCTTAGAACATAATTTTGTTGATTTGCCAGCTGCTGAAGTAACTGAAAAATTAGCAACAAGTTCAGCTGCATTACTTCAGGCTATTTCTCCTTATGATAATGTAGCAATAAGGTTAGGGCAAATATTAGCTATTAAAACTACAAATGGAGATGGTACAACCAATCTAATGGTAGAGACAGTCTCTCCGGAATTAGCTAAATTATTCAATGATAACCCTGGTTTATTAAACGAACCAAAGTTGTTATTTGAAAAGATTAAAGACATAGCTATGGAAGATCGTAAAGGAATTGCTGAAGGAGATGAATCTCATTAAGAATATACGTCATATCTAAATTCCCCCTATAGTAATGATTAAAGATCAATACAACAGTATCATTTATTGAATGGAATAAATCATTAATATTAATACATTCAAACTTACTAAACACATATATGTTTTTTTCTATATAGATAATTCGAAAAGGCATAAATTATGACTCTTTTTTCTTAACCACCGTACTAATTTAGATACAACTTAAAAGTTGTACTCGTGGATAATCTGGTATTAAGAGCATTACAATCTCCTTTCAACTCGCAAACACGGAGTGCTGAAATCAAAGAGTTCTCTAATGACATCTTTAGTTTTTTCAACACTAAAACCAGAAGCGGAAAATTCGTAAACCATCAAACTGCTCTTTGTTTATCTGCTGTCTATAATGCGATTGATCAAATATCAAATGATATTGCAAAACTCCCTAAATCTGTTTTTGAAAAAGTTGAAAAAGATCGTTTTAGAAAACCCGAACATCCGGTAGATTATCTAATTAGCAAGCGTCCCAATGCTTTGATGACTCAATTCAGTTTTCATAAAGCATTAATGGTTTCGGCATTATTACGAGGTAATGGTATTGCTGTAATTCTTAGAGATAGTTTTACTGGTATTCAAACATCTTTTGACTTTGTACATCCTGATCATCTAAACGATATCAGAAAGAAAGATGGTCAACTCTTTTATTATATCAAAGGATATAAAAGATCATTGAATTCTGAAGAAGTAATTCACATCCCTGGGTTTTCATTCAATGGGATAAGTGGTATTTCTATTTTTAAATATGCAGCTCAAAACTTGGGTGCAGCACTCTCTTCAGAAACATTTGCAGATGAAAACTTTAAATCTAAAGGTCTTCTCGCTGGTATTCTTAAAACTACAAAACCTCTCGATCCTCAACCAAAAATAAAACTAGCCGATGCAATGGAGCAAAGACTATCGAAAGGTGGCACTCATAACATCGGTGTTCTAGATGAAGGTATGGATTTTATGAGTATTACTGCTAATGCTCAAGAAGCATCTTTAATAGACTGGAAAAAAACGTCTATTGAAGATATCGCTCGCTGGTTTAATATCGCTCCTCATAAGATCAAGCATCTAGACAAGGCCACATTAAGCAATATAGAGCAACAATCTTTAGAACACGGATCAGATACCATTGCTCCTTGGGCCAAAAGGATTGAAGAAGAATATGACTATAAGCTTTTTACCGAAGAGGAAAGGTCTTCTCTATATGTAAAATTTAATACTAATGCTCTTATTCGTACCGATGTTAAAACCAAAGGAGAATACTATGGTCGTGCCATTAACTTCGGGTGGCACACCAGAAACGAAATAAGAAATCTTGAAGATTACAATAGTCTTGAAGGATTAGATACCCCATTAACTCCTGCTAACACACTAACTCAAGAACAAATCGAAAAACAATTTTCAGAGAATGGAAACTAAACGCATATACATACCAGCATACGTTCGGTCGGAAGAAGGTTTCACCGAAGATCAACGTGAATTTGATTTTATAATCACAAGTGATAAGAGAGATAGCTATGGTACTATTTTCACTTCCGAAGGTTGGGATTTTACAAGATATAAACAGAATCCAGTCGTGTTTTATCAACACAGATCCTCCGATGATAATCCTGATAATCTTATCGGAATGACTGTAAAAGGGCCTTGGAAAGAAACACTGTCTGATGGTTCAAATGTTCATTTAGCTCGTATTCGTTTCGAGGAAGAAAAAGTAAATAAAAAAGCAGAAAAGATCAGAAAGAAAATTATTGCTGGTACGCTACGTATGGCTTCAATAGCTGCTGATGTGTACGAGTATCGCTTCGGTGATAAAGAGAAAGGAGAAGACAATGATGATGTGTATTTCTTACGGCAAGAGCTTTATGAATGGAGTGTAGTGACATTAGGAAGTAATCCTGATGCCAATGTAAAAAGAAATGATGCTGTGTTTAAGCAGATCAGATCAGAATTAAATGATGCTAAGGATACAATTATCAATCCTAAAAATACCGAAAACACAAAAGGGCTTTCTGTTTCGAGGGCTCGCTTAGAACTATATAAACTAAAAAAGTAAGAACAATGAAAAAAAGTGATGCCTTAAAACAAAAGCGAGCTTCCAAAATTAAAAAATGGGGAGAGCTTGTAAACTTGTGTGAAACTGAGAAAAGAGAATTCACAGAAGACGAACAAACCCAAATTGATACACTCCGTAGTGAGATTGATGCTCTTGATGATAAAATCACAGAAACGGAGGACTTCGAAAAACGTGAAACTCAGTTAGCTTCTTCTGTGGGTGGTGAATCTGTTACTGATGGTGATGATGAAGAAAAACAAAAGGTACAAAAGCGTTTTTCTATAACTCGTATGCTTCGCAATGCATTAGAGGGAGAAGAACAAGATGGTGCAGAGAAAGAAGCTCAAGAAATTGCAGAAAAAGAAAACCGCGAAGCAGGCGTTTCTTTTGGAACTTCTAAAAAAGCTAGAGTAATGATTCCCTTATCTTTTATTAGAGCAAGTCAACAGACGGTGTCTCAAGATGCTGGAGAGTATGGTGGAGAATTGGTTCAAAATCAAGCCCCTAGAGTTATTGATGGTTTAGAACCAAAGCTTTGGATTCAAGAAATGGGAGCTACTGTTTTAACAGGCTTATCTGGAGGTGATATCCCAATGCCGGTTGCAGGCAACTATACCTTCGAATGGTTAGCAGAAGGAGCAAATATAACGCAACAGAAAAATAAGTATCAAGGGCCAGTTTTAAATCCTAAAAGAGCTGGAGCTTCTGTTTCAATGTCTAATCGTTTATTAATGCAATCTTCTGTAGATGTAGATTCATTAGTTCGTAGAAAACTGTCCAGAGGATGGGAAAACACAATTAATGTAGCTGCTATAAACGGAGCTGGAGGGGTTGCTCCAACGGGTGTTTTAAATTATGTCGGTGTAAGTACTGCCACACAAGTAGCTGCAACAGCAGCCGATTATGCTAAGATTGTAGAGCTTCAGGGGATAGTAGAATCTGATGATGCTACAGAGAATAGTTTAGGCTATGTATTGCATCCTAAATTAAAAGCTGCATTAAAAACCAAAGGAAAGGCATCGAGTTCTGATACTTTTTTTATCGATAAAAATGAGCTAGATGGCTACAAATACAAATCGACCTCACTAGTGCCTGTCGGTTCTTTTGCAGGGCCTCCAATAGTTGATGTTTACCCATTAATTTATGGTGATTTCGCACAATTATACATTGGGCAATGGGGTGCGGTATCCTTCCTTGTAAATCCTTATTCAGAAGATTTAGCTGATAGTGTTCGAATTACTGTGAACACTCATGCAGATGTACAAATTGCAAATCCGAAAGCATTTGCAATCAATAGTTTCTTGACTAGCGCATAGTCATAAAAATTAATTACCACTCTCTTTTTAAAGGAAAGTAATTCTAAAACAATAATCATGGCAAAAACGAATAAAATACAAATTAGAGTAATCCGACCGCTTTGGGGAAAGTTTAACCTTCCTTATGCCATTGGTCATTCTCCAAAAATTGAAGCAAAACTAGCTAATGAAATCATAAAATCTGGACATGGTATAACAGAAGCCGAAGCTAAAAAAATGGATGAGTTAGCTAATGAAGAAGTAGAAGAAAGCGAAGAATAAAATGAATCTGAATTACAACATCTCGATTAAAGACCCGCAACCTGAATTTGTATCCCTTCAGCATGCCAAAAATCATCTCAAGATTGATTTTATATATGAAGATGCATTGATACAAGGGATGATTGATTCTGCTATAGATACAGCAGAAAACTATTTGGGCTGGTTTATCAAAAATCGAGATGTCGTAATTAACAGTAATGCTTTTTTAAACTATTTCGCTTTAGAATTTGGGCCATTGTTAGGAAGTGCATTTACAGTAAAGTATCTAAATAAAAATAATGTTTTACAAACCTTAATTGAAGGATATACATATCAAGAATTTTATGGAGCAAAACCTGTCTTCTATTATGATTCTGATATTCCATTTCCTGAAGTAGGAAAAAAATCAAATACGGTTCAAATCAGCTACGTGGCAGGTGTTGATTTAACCACAATTCCTAAACCTGTATATCAAGCCATTTTACTGATTATTTCTGATCTATATGAATTTAGAACAGATCGTGCAGAAATCATTAATACCAGAGCAATGGCACTTATGAGGCCTTATAAAAAATTTACCTAAATGAATAAGCCAGAGGTGTATATAGGAAGTATGGATAGACGTATTGAAATTATCAAACGTAACAAAAGTAGAAGCTCAACAGGTGCAGAAACGTATACAGAAACAGCATTAACAACAGTCTGGGCAAATAAGAAGCTATTAAAAAGTGATGAAGCTCTTGATGATAAAGAAGTAACGATTAATGAGCATCAATATATCATACGATATGATCCCATAATTGCTAATGAAAAGATACAACACTTGTTTATAAGAGATCATACTGATGAATTTGAAATTTATGGAGTTGAAGAAATTCAACGTAAAAAGTTCTTTAAAATAGATTGCGAAAAACGTGAGTAAATCGATTGTTGAAATAAAAGGGTTTGATGAATTGGTGAGAAAGATCAAAACCTTACCTGATAAAGCAAAGCGCAAAGAGATTATTAAAATCTTACGTAGATCAGCACAAACAACAGTTAAGGTTGCGAGACAGGAAGCTCCTAAAAGTGATAAAAGACACACTTTAAAAGGAGGAAAAGAAATTCAGCCGGGGAATACTCGAAAGTCTATTGGGGTTCAAGTTGCTCGTAAAGCAAAGAACCCGATGATTGTTGTAAGGCCTAAATCCTCTGGGAAATATGATGGTTTTTACGCTCGTGCATTTGTGATTTTTGGTCATAACGTATACAGAACAGGATTTAAAAGAAATCGAAGAGGAAATAGAAGGTTTAATGCCAGAGGGAAAAAAAGTAGTATTCCGGCAAATCCATTTATGAATCGTGCCCAACAGAAAACAGAGGGAAAAGTGAATAAAGATGCATTGATATCTACTGAAAAATACATTCAAAAATTAATTGATCGACTGTGATGAAACAAACATCTGATTTAGTAAGTGCAAATATCAAAGCTTTTGATGTGGCAAATAGTTCTCCTTTTGATGGAAGAATCAGTCCCATTTATGCTCCTATTGAAGATGAGTATCCTTTTTGTGTCTATCGAGTAGATCGAAAACCAAACTCTTCAAAACAAGGGCTATATGAATATGAGATACAAATACGAATTGTAAACACTGATTATGATGCATTATGTGATTTGATAGATGGGTTGACAATTCATTTTAAACAGTACAAAGAGTTTTTTGATCAAGGCACAGAATCCGCAGCAAATCCAGATAAGACTGAGGAATACATAATGACTTCAACATATCAACTATTTAAGAATAATTAAAACATAGAACAATGGCAGGAGGACAATTTTATAGAGGTGAGAATCTAAGATTAAAGTTTCAGGGTGATCCCCTCTTTCATGCTACATCATGTAGCTTAGAAATATCTACAGCAAACGAGGAGTTAGCGAGTAAAGATATAACAGGAACAAAAATATCAATGGGTAATTATTCGGGAACGCTATCAACAGATGCGTTATTGGCAGATAAAGTACCTGATCCGGCAGCACCAGATCCTCCAACACCTTTTGTTGATCCCATTGAGTTAATGAAATTTCAAATTAACAAAACTCTATTAGACTGGGAATTTACTACAGGAGTTGTAGGAGACTTCAAAATCTCTGGTAAATGCTATGTATCAAGTTCGGGTATAACAGGAGATAATCAACAGATTGGAACTGCAACATTCTCATTTTTAGTGGATGGAGATATTTTAATCGAAACAATAACCTAATACAATAAAATTATGCAAGCCAAAGGAGTTATACAGATTCAGGGTAAGCAGTATCAATATCAATTCAAAATGAAAGCAAGACGGCTTTTTATGGAATTGTATGGTCTTGAATATATGGATGAATACGAAAAGAAAGTACAAGAAATGATACCCAAAAAAGGTAAATCAATGAGCCTTTCAGCTTGGTACATATTCGCAAACCTCTTACGTACTGCAATCCAGTCAGAAACTGAAGAAGCTTTAGAATTTACAGCAGACGATCTTCTGGATGAACTTATGAATGATCAATCTAAGCTCAACCAGATCATGAAGAACTTTCAAATAAACCAAGAGCAAAAACAACCGAATAAAAAAAATAATTCCGTTGGCTCGGGAAAGTCAAAAGCGAGGAAGTAGAGCCTTCTTCTTCCTTGACTTTTGACGATTTAGAATCGATCGCCTGTGGAGAGATGGGTTTAAGCATTTCATATTTCTACAATTTAACTCCTCGACAGTTTCAAAATATTGCTAATGGGTATTCCAGAAAGTTAGAACGCCTTAGCAAGGAAAAATGGGAACAAACTAGATGGATCTGTTTTTATACATCTGGGCCACATAGCAAAAAGATAAATAAGCTAAAAGACACCATTCTTTTTCCTTGGGATGAACATGGTGAAGCCAAAAAAGATCACCGTACACCTGAAGAACAATTAAAATCTATAAAGGAAGCTTGGGAAAAAATAGATAACAATGGGAGCACCAATAGTTAACATAAAGTTTTTAGCTGATTTGGTACAGTTTTCAACTGGTATGCAAAATGCATCTAGAAAACTAGATAGATTAGGTAAAAAGTTTCAACAAGTAGGAAAAAAACTAACTGTTAGTTTAACAGCTCCATTAGTTGCTTCTGGTCTTGCTGCCATTAAAAACTTTGACAAACAAGCAAAAGCCATTGCTCAGGTCGAACGAGGTATAAAAACAACAGGGAATGCAGCGGGGTTCACTTCGGAACAGCTTCAGGCAATGGCTTCCTCGTTGCAAGATGATTCACTATTTGGGGATGAAGAAATTCTAAAAGGAGTAACCTCGCAGCTATTGACGTTTACCAATATCGCAAATGATCAATTTAGAAGAACGCAAGAAGCTGCATTGGATCTAGCTACAAGATTAGATGGTGATCTAAAAAGTGCATCTATTCAGTTAGGTAAAGCTTTGAATGATCCTGTTGCAAACTTGTCTGCATTAAGTCGGAGTGGTATTCAGTTTTCTAAAGCTCAAAAACAAACCATCAATTCGTTAGCACGAACAAATCGATTAGCTGAAGCACAAACCATAATTCTTGATGAACTGGAAAAACAATATGGTGGTAGTGCCGCAGCAGCAGCTGAAGCTGGAACTGGCTCATTTAAACAATTAGGAAACATAATCGGAGATATTAGTGAAGATTTCGGACGTTTAATTGTAGATGCACTAAAACCAACTATAGAAAACTTAAAAGAAGCTGCGAAAACATTTCAAGGGTTTAGCGATGAGACCAAGAAAACAATTTTAGTCATTGCTGGTTTTGTTGCTGCACTAGGGCCACTTATCGTAATAACCGGAACTCTAATAAGAAACATAAGTACTTTAATCCCCTTAGTAAAAAGTTTATCAGTTGCCATTGCGTCAAATCCTATTGGTGCTTTTGCAATAGCAATTACTGCATTAGCTGGAGCTTTCTTAATTGCGAATAGTAGATTATCACCACTAACAAACGCAACAGAAGAATTTAATAAAATTACAGGAAAAGCTACTAAAAGTATTGCAAAAGAGAAATCTCAACTTGATCGATATTTAAGAGTTGCTAAGAACGATAAGTTAAGTAAAGAGCAACGTTTGGATGCTATTAAGAAACTTAACAACTTATCTCCTAAATATTTAAGCAATCTAACTTTAGAAACAATTAATACGGAGGAAGCTAAGAAAGCTACTGATGATTATATAGAATCTTTACTAATTAAAGCAAAAGTATTAGCTGCTCAAGATAAGTTGGTAGAAGTTCAAAAACGGTTATTAGATTTGCAATTGGGTCAACTAGATGCCGTTAAACCCTCTATTTGGCAGAATCTAGGTAATGCACTTTTAAGTACTGGAAATGCTTCTCAATTTGCTGCTAGTACAGCTTCTAGCGTTGCAAAAAACCTTTCTAAAGAAGAGAGTCAATTAAAAATACTTCAAGATCGACTAACCTCATTTATTACGGATAATGAAAAATTCGTTGAATCACTGAATAGGGCTAATAATGCAGTTCGTAATTTTTCAGGCCCAGACCCTACTCCTAATGTTGAAAGTGTTGGTAATGTAGAACCATTAGGTCTAGCATCTAGTGATCTAGCTATAGCTGGATTAGAAACAGATAGCTTTAATGAAGAATTGGATCAATTCGCAAACGATTACTTAATAAGATTAGCGAATATTAGACAAAAAACTCAAGAATTCTCTGAGGCTTTACAAGCTAGTTTAGGAGATGGCCTAACTGGTGCTTTTCAAAATTTTTCTTCAGCTTTTGTAGATAGTTTGGGTCTCGCAGAACATGGTCTAGAAGGTTTTGCCAAATCTTTATTGGCAACTGTAACAGAATTAATATCAATGTTTTTAGCTCAAGCATTAGCCAGTGCTATCGCAGGTGCAGTATCTTCTGGAACTGCTACAGGGCCAGGAGCAATATTTACAACACCTGCTTTTATTGCTGCTGCGATTGCTGGTGTTATTGCTGCTTTTGCTTCGATTCCAAAATTTGAAACTGGAGGAGTGGTTGGGGGTTCTTCATTTCATGGAGATAGAATTCTCGCAAGACTAAACTCGGGGGAGCTAGTACTAAACCAAAATCAACAAAGAAACTTATCTGGTATGCTAGGAAATCGTAGCCCTCAACCTATTGTATTAGGTGGTGGTTTTGAGATCGAAGGCACGAAACTAAGATTGCTTTTAAAACGAACTGACAATGTAAATAAGAGATTGACCTAATGGCTAAAAACTGCTTCAATATTAAAATCTTTGATACCAATAATACTGGTTTAGTGACAACGCTTGAACAGTCACAAAAGGATTCTATTCAGTTGATATGGAACGGTGGAGAAGAAAAGGATATTCCTATAATTGGGTCTAATTTAAATTTCAGTATGCTTGATGATCGTGCTGAAGATGGTCGTTTTTTTGATTTATATACTGGAAACGAAACACGATATCGAGTAGAATTGTATACCATACGATTGCAAAATAATGTTGCTACAGAAATACTTCTATGGAAAGGATTTTTATTACCTGAACAATATAATGAGCCTTATGAAAATGGTCAGTTCTTTGTAAACTTTATTGCCACTTGTGGTTTAGGGCGTCTCAAAGGAAAAACATTACCAGACCCGTATTATGAGAATAGTTTTACATATATCCAATTTATTACTGCCTCTCTTTCATTAACCGGAAATCAGGGAAAACTTTATTTTTCTCCAGCTATAAAAAACAAAACCACCCAGTGGGATTCTATCTACATTAATGGAAAGGTTTTTAAAGAAAAGGAGAAAAAGAAAAATGCTTATCAAATTTTAGAAATCATCTTACAAGATTCTTTATGCTCTATTTTTCATGAATATGGTAACTGGTTTGTTTTAGGGTATAATAAAAAGATTAGCAAAAAAATCACCTATAGAGTTTATGATTTAAATGGGGTATTTGAAGAAACTGTTCTTATTACCAGAAAACCTATTGATTGTTCCAATAATGCGTTAGTAGCTCCTCAGATATCAGTTATTTCTCCACTCAAAGAGATAACAATCAATCAATCCATTGAAGAGGTTAAGATACCTTCTATTTGGTTTCAAGAAAAAAGTGATGGGTGGGTAATTACAGCACAAAGCTCTGGTAATTACAATCCCAGAAATTTGTTTTTTAATAATTATAGTCCTGATCAAAATGGAATTACTTGGGTTACTGTTGATGTAAAAACCAATAAGTTATTACTCTTTAATTTCGAAGCTTTTGATCCAACCCAATATTTATATTTAAGAAATAAAATTTACGTAACCTCTGGACAAAAGCTCAAATTCAATTCAAAACTATCAATCAACAGATCTAGTATTGATTCGGCTACTTCAGACACGTCTTTAGCAAATCAAGGGAAATGGAATGATCTTATTCGTATATCTATCTTAATAAGTGATTTTGATGGGGCTACAGTTGATCAAGAGGTAGTATACACTTTAAGCTTTAATGAAGATAGAAAATCTATCTCTGTTAAAGATTTCATTGTGAAACAAAGTGGTTTTTTAGATGTACGCTTATATAGGCCAATTGGAGGCACAGAACAAGAAAGTATTTTAAACATTACTATTGACGACATCAATATTGAGGAAGTAGGCTATGTATCAACCGAAACATATGTAAATCAAATAAATGAAGAATATTCTCAAACCAGAGAAATCGACATTACTTTATCTGATGATCTTAAATCTTCTACAAAATTATTAAGCACTAAAGTGCCAAGAGTTCAAAATGTATTTCGATACAGTCAGGAAATATCAATCCGTAATACTTATTTCTTTGAAGGTAAATACTATGTAGTCTTAGTCGACTTTGACATTTTCCCCATCAAAGATATGAACAACTTTGTTTTTGTTAAGCGATCTGGTCAAAGTAACTATATCAAAATTAACAACCCCGAAATTGTATACAACATCAATAACTCTGAACAAAATGTATTTACGTATGACATCAATGAATTAGGGTTTGAAATTCAACAAAATGACACGCTAAAAGTTGATTTTATGGATTATACCTATCCCTCAGGAGATAGAGCAGATAATTTAAGCTGGTCTGATGATATATATCAAATAAACTCTAAGCGGTATGCTAAAACTATCGCTGATATCTATCGCAACCTTTACAGAGAATCTCATCTTAGCTTAGATGTTTCATTTACTGGTTTATACGGGATTTCAACTTTAATAGCATTTTCTTATCGAGGTAAAAAAAACTACTACCCATTGAATATTGAGTGGGATTTATCTAACGGTATTACCACTGGATTCTATAATGAAACATTTTATGGGCATGAAGACATAGAGATTTTACCGATTAGCGTAGATGCGGGCCCAGATATCTCAGGAAATAGTTTAGATTTTATCAACATCAATGCAACTGCCACAACTCCCAATTCTTTTATTGTATCAATACTATGGAAAAAAATCTCTGGAGATGGTTTATTGTTTTTTACAAATACGCTCAATACTCAATTCAGGATTGGTTCGAATACATCGGTACTAAAGATTACTATCACCGATAATTATGGACAAATCGCAATAGACACGGTTAGCATTATTAAACTCACTGAATATACTGCTAGGTTAATCAAAACGAGACAGTTTTCAACGGCAAATCTAATTCTTAGTGATTATGATTTTGACCTATCACCTTCTCTTTTGAATAACTTCATGACAGTGAAATATAAAATTTCAGCAGAATTAACTACTAAAGGTTTTAGGGCTTCTTCTAAAGCGGGTTTCACGGTTTTTAAAAATGGTACGAATGTTAATCATAAGGAATATGAAAAACCAGGTGTGGAGTATGTAGCACCACTAACAACATCATATCCTACTGAAACATTTGACATTAGAATAGGCCCAGGTGATACATTACAATTTGCTTTATCAGGAAACATTGCCATCGATCCTTTATTTGGAGGTGGTGCAAGAGTATTAATCAGGGTGCAAATATTAGATATCACATTTGATATAAACGATAGTACCGCACGAATTATCAGCGGTACACAAGCAGCAGGAATAACCATAGGAGTATTGTAATGGCAGAAAAACATAAAATAGAATTTTGTAATGGACAACGCTTCGGTCTCGAAGGGGGAAACGATATCATATTTATCGATTTTCAAAAAGAAAGGTTCACAGCAGACACAACTCTCATTACAGCTGATAATACGATAATAACTGCGGATAATTTCGCAACAACAATATAAAATTATGGCAACATTTCAGCCAATTGATATAGGGCAAACTCCAAACGATGATAACGGTGATCCGTTAAGAACGGCTTATCAGAAAATTAATGAGGGCTTTGTAGATGTTTATCAGCAAATTGCTCAAGGTCTTACTATCGAGAACGCTTTAAGTGAAACTTCTGTTAATGCAGTACAGAACCAAGTATTATTCGCAGAGTTTGCTTTCACATCCTTAGTTATTAAAGCGTTACAACTAACCAATGTTTATCAACTTCCATTTGCAGCAGTAGACTATAAAAGGCAATTAGGTAATCAAACTGATGCTTCTACCGTGGTGTATGATAAAGACTTGATTTCAGCAAATATTGCAGGAAGTGAATATCTACTGGTTAAGAATATTTTATTGTCCCAAAATTTTTACAACAATTTTTTTAGTCAGGAAAACACCAAATTGTACTTATTTATCTCTAAAGAAAATACTGAACGAACTGTACAGAGGTTATCACAGTTTAATGGCTACTTAAATACCAAAAGAATAATCTTAACAGGTTTAGATGGTACGTATTCTGCATTTTCAGTAAGTGATCACAACATTGAAAGCAATGCCATTGCTGATGCCACAAATCAAGGAAACATAAACATTACAGTAGTCAAAAAAATCACAAAATGGGTAGTAATTGATGGTTACCAAGTGATGAAAAAAGTTGGCACAAATGAGCTGGTCATTGAAGTCGGGGATCTGATAATGGGTAATTATGCTGCAAATAGATTTATCATAGCTGATGTCACTATTCTACCCTATACAACTGAAGAAAACTTGTCCTTCTATTATGACGGTCTTAAAATATAAAATCCTTTAAACAATGTATTTATGAAAAATTTAGTTCGATTATTAGCGATTATAATTACATCCTTTTCTTTTGCTCAAAATCCGGCTGTTGATGTAATACGATTTGACACAAATCCTACTGATCCTTCAAGCCCAGTGGCCGGGTGGATGTATATGAATAATACACATGATCTTAATGTGTACAATGGAACTAGTTGGAATAAAGTGGGTGGTGAATCTGGAGTAAATGTAACTGATGGAACAAACACTGTAACCGGAGTAACTGATATCACTTTTACAGGTGGTGTAACTGTATCTGGTACAACTCCATCTGCAACTATTAATGTAGCAGGCGGTGAAGCATCAGCAATTCAATATCTTACTTTGACACTTACCGATCATGCCATCACAACTTCTCCTGTTCAAATATTACCTAGCCCGGGAGTCGATAAGGTATATGATATTGTTTCAATGTCAATATCTAAGAATCTTACCACAGCTTATAGTACTGATCCAGCTTATCATGTTTTTTTGGGAAATGGTTTAATAATCCCTGCTACCGGAAACGACGAACTCAGGCTTAATTTCATCGGTATCATAATTCACAAACTTACAATAGTTGATTACGATGGTGATGCTGGAGATGCAAATACCACTGCGGATACTGTAGGGAACTCAGCTCTTAATCTATCTTTTTTAACAGCAACAACAGGCGGTTTAGGAACAATTAAAGTTAACGTGGCTTACCGAATTTTAGATTTATAAATTAAAAAACATACATCATGAAAACAATTTTAATCCTTTTGAAAACATTTATCTATAAGAACCTGATAAATATTCATACCGGAACTGTATTAACAAAGGTTAAGTCAACCTTTTATATTTCTTTGGTTACCTCTCCTTTCGCTTTTTTGATTGAAAAAATAATGGAATGGTTCTCTATCAACTTTGTATATGTCCTGTTTGTTATGGGGGCGATAATAGTAGATCATTTGTTGGGATCATACATCCATGCTTTTGTAAAACGTGATTTCTCTATGAAAGAAAACATTAAGGGGTTCGTAGTGAAGTGTTTTCTTGTTATTGCAGTAGGATACTTAATCGAAGGTTTTAAACACATACTCGGTGGTGGGAATTTTATCACCGACTATTTTAGTGTTATCAGTCGGTTAATGGTTTTTGTGTATCCTGCTGGTTCTGCCTTAATGAATTGCTCTATCATTACCAAAGGCACCTTCCCTCCTACTTCTTGGATTAGTAAAATAACTAGGTTTAATAAAGACATGAATCTTGAACCTTTTAAAAACTCAAACAAAAAAAATGGATAAGCGTGTAATACTTCCAAGATATTGGAACGACAAAAACCAGAGTACTGGTGGGTTGCTTGTGATTGATAACAATGGTCAACCCATTTTCGGATCATTATGCCTAGAGCGTGGTGATCGAAATAATAAAAAGAATGTAAGCCGAATACCAGCAGGAACTTATCCTCTGGTACTGGAATACTCACCCAAATTTGATATGGAACTATGGGAAATTAAACAAGTACCAAATAGATCAGAATGTAAAATACATCCTGCAAATTTTTGGAAAAAATTAAATGGTTGCATTGCTCCTGGTATCAACCTGAAAGATCTAAATAAAGACGGTTATTATGATGTTACATCAAGTGTTAGAACTACCAAACTATTTCACAAAGCTTTGCAAGGGCTTAGAGAAACTACAATAACTATAATAGATGAAACTATTCATTAAAATATTAGCAGTCTCTGTTTTACTAGTAAGTTGTGGTACACGAAAACGTGTAATGCAAAAATCTTCAAGTCTTGTAAAAGCAATAGAAAAGAAGGATATAGTAAAAAACGACAACATCAATATTGAAACGAACGCCTTTATAATTCGGGAAGTAAATAAGGTCGTTTATAGACCTGTTGATAGTGAAAAACCTATGATAGTGGATGGACAAGAATCTATTAACACCATAATTGAAAAAGAAACAATAAACGAAATTGATTCTACGAAAACAGAAACAGAGATCACTTCAAATCATACTGATAACTCAACTATTGAAATTGATAAAAAAGAAGATGAAAAAACCACTACTGTTGATCGGGATAATTCTTTTGGATTTTGGGGATGGTTTTGGTTATTTCTTGCTTTTGGAATAGTGATGATTTTGCTAATAAATCGAATCAAAATATTTAGGTTTTTTAAAAAACTTAATTAATTAGTTTTCAAATCAAAAAGTCAATAACCTTAGTCAAAAGCAAAGCCTACAAAATTTTATACATTGATTAAACAAATAATTTGAAATCTATTGAATATTCACTAAATTTGTAAGTGATATAAGAGAGGTATACCCAATTGGGTATATAATTGTTGTAGTACATTTTGAGAATGAAGAACACCTTAACAATATTCCTGATTTCAATTTTAGCATTAAATTGCTCAAAAAATGATTTTGAAAACACCAATCTGTATTTGGAATTTGACAAAGAAACGTATCAGTCAAATGACAACTTTGAATTGACCATTCGAATTGTGCCAATCGAAGAGGAAAAAACTATTAGACTTTATAAAAATCTGAATAACATTGAGATTTCATTTTTATCAAAAGCAGAACAACTTGGATTTCATCAAGAATTAAAAAAACGTTTCATTGAAGGACCAAGTTTAACTGGAGACGACAGTGAATATATCGATGAATTTACTATATCAAAGGAAAAGCCATTTGAAAAAAAGCTTTTGGGAACAATTACCGAATCGGAAAACGAAATAATATTTGAAATATCTGATTTGAAAATAAAGGATAAAATAGACAAAACCTCTTTGATTGAAAATCCGAACATTTTAATTAAAGGAAACTGTAGAACAGTTTATGGAATTGAAGGCAAACCCTTTGAAACAAAAGAAGTAAAAGTATTAGTAGAATAA